TACTATTGCACGAGGTCAAGGGTGTCAAGGTTGGATAGCGTTGGGTGGGGGGTATTCTTGGGGAAGTTTCGGATAAAATAAATGATTTTCGGGTAAATTTTTGGAAATTATTTTTACACCTCACTTGGCATGTCAAATTACTTGCAATATTAGTCCTTGCGTGATACAATAGAGCTATGATACTATATAAAGGAACGATAAGACTATGAACAAACAAGTTTATATTTCAGTACGAGTCGACCGGGCAACAAAGGATAGACTTGAAACAATCAGTGAAGTATTAGGAGTAACCAAGAGTGAAGCAGTACGCAAGGCTATCCTATATTACTTTGAGAATGCAGAAGAGGATTAACACATGACAATCGATAACATCATTGGCTTATTACAGACAGCGGTTGGCGTATCATTGGCTATTGGCTTAGGGTATACAGTAAGCAATTGGTTTAAGACTTTGGCTACTTCCGCTAAGAATGAACGTGTCAAGTTTGCATTAACCACAGCCAGCCAAGTAGTTTTGAAAGCGCAAGAGTTTATCGCTAATGGTTCAGTACAACAATCAGACGCCGTATCAAACTTCTTAAAGCGTATTAAAGATAATGGATATGAGAAGTATTTCACAGAAGAGCAAGCATTGGCATATGTTAAACAAGCCTATGCAACTAATAAAGCAAATGGCTCATTAGCTACTGTGAAGCCTCTTGTATCAGATGAAGCATTAAAAGAGGCAGAGGCAGTTGTGGCTCCTACTAACCAAACAGGCGTTATTACAACTACCGAAGTACCAGCACAATAAGGAGGTACACATGGCATATACAATTAAACAAGATATTGTAGTTCCTTATCAATACGTCTACAACACGAGCCAATTACAGCCGGGCTTTCATCAAATTCATCTACACTCAACAGGCAACCCAAACTCATCTGTACAGAACGAACGAGACTACTTGGCTGGTCATTATAACTTGGCTAACTATACTCACTTGGTTGGAATCACCAATGGTGCTGTCGATATTCGTCAAGTGATGAATACAAATGGTGGTGCATGGGACGTTGGTGGTGATTGGAACTGGGAGACATGGGGAGCAATTGAATTTGTTGAGGGTTCTATCAAATCACAATCAGACTTCAACAAAGCATATCCAGCATATATTTGGTTGGCTCGTTACTTAGCTAAACAAGCGGGAATTGTTTACACGATTGATAATCTTAACACAGAGGGAATTAAAACCCATAACTATGCAAGTGCAACAGGTCATGGTTCAGACCACGTAGACCCAATTCAATTCTTGGCTAATTGGGGAGTCAGTCGCAATCAGTTATACAAGGATATTATTTCAGGTATTGATGAGCCAAAAGAAACTAAAACAAGCATAACAAACAAAAAGGTGGTATTAAAAGACATGTTATTATTCAAATCAGACGTAGATACAAACTTCGGTAGCAAGAACAATGTATATTTGGCAGATAATGGGTTTGTTATTCGGATTGATAGCACTTCAACACTGAGCGAACTTAAAAAAGACGGTGTTCCCTATACTACTATGACAAAGAAGAACACAGAAAGTATTATCAACGCACTTGGTGGACTTAAATAAACATTTAAAAGCTAATTTAATAAATTGGCTTTTTTATTTTGCAAAAAGTGTTGACAATCAAAATATGACGTGTTACAATTAATGCATAAGTTAAAGGAGGTCACAAAAGATGACAAAATATATAGCTTACATGGTAGAACTCGATGGCGTGACTTATTATGTGGATACTATTGATATGCAACTCACCGCTAGTAATTTCACATTAACACGCCAATACACAGGTAATCATTATGACCCAGCCTATCTCAAACGCCACGCTTCGTTTAAGGTTAATCGATTGATATTTGGCAGATTAAGCAAGACATTTAAAAGCGTTAAAGTGTTTGCAATTAGAGATGATGATACAAAGGCGCAATTATAATGCTATATGAACAAAACTTACCACTAACACAGCCATATAATGAAAAACAAGCCAAGCAAAAACAGAGATTTGATGAGTCATTTGGCAGATTACGACAAAAACAGAAATCTACGATTGATAAACGTTTATCAAGAATACTCGAATATATCAATCGTACAAATGAAAAAGATTTACAAGTTATCGCTTATCACATTGACATATCATTGTCAACCATTAGAGCAGATATGAAGCGATTACATTTAGAAATTGAACGAGGTAAATTGGTATGAGTAAAGTTAGACGTGAGAGACATAAAAATTTAGTTTTTTGGCGTCAAATAGGGAAAACCCTTAATAAAGTTGAAACCCACCATAATATACCAAGATGGAGACAGCGGGAAAAGGCAGAAGACGAGAGGATTTTCAAAAAATGAGCAAAACAGACCGTATATTATCCCTCATCACCGAACTACAAACAGGAAAATACGTACTAGTCAAGGAGCATAGGGATAAATACCAATTAAGTGAAAGCACAGCCCAGCGAGACTTTAGATATGCCATTGATTATTTAAATAAACTTGGCGGGTCAGTTAAGATGGGTCGGGATATTGATAAGAATGTTAGATATTGGAGTGAATGATGGAGATATATGATGCAATTTGATGAAATGATTGAAAAATTATTGAATAATGAAGACTATAACAATGACGGATTAAGTGTTGACGAGGCCATTACACTAATCGAAGTTTTAAGATTTGAATATGGGCCAACAGTTGAAATAACCAAAAAGCAATATAACACTTTCAAATGGCATAAAGATAATTTGGATTTCTCTGCGTGTCTAGCAACATTTCAAAACTATAATGGAGAGACACGAATGGGACTCAAGTTTGATGACTTAAAAGGTAATTTATCCGATGAAGATATAATGCAAATATGGTTACACCCAGAAACAATCAAGGTGGTTGACGAATAGTTAAAGGAAAATAGAATGAAAACATTAAACGTATACAGTTACGACATCAAAGGTAAATCGCCAAAGTTTCGAGATTTAGAGTTTTGGGAAATTGAGCGGGATAATCTTGGCTTGTTAGGCATTCAAGACACTTTCAAATCTGATTTTGATTATGTTAGCCCAGATTGTATATTGGATTATTTATATACTCAACAAGGAACTTTCATGGGTAATATTTGGACGTATACTCTTGACGAAATAAAAGAACTTTTAAATAATGCTTGATAATCAAAATATGACACGATACAATTAATTCATAAGTTAAAGGAGATAACACATTGTGGACTTAGTAGATAAAAAAGTATTTGTAATAGCTACCCGCAAATCAAATAACGACTCGTGGGAAACTTCGGGAGCAACATATGGCAACTTAGTAGATGTTAACGCAACAGCTAATGGATTAGCCAAAGTATTTACAGGAGAAGTTAAAGTGTTTGTATTTGACAGAGCACGTGAGATTATAAATGTAGAAATGAATTATAAGGAGCCAGAGAGATGATTTTAGTTAATGTTCACAAACAGTCTGAATTAGATAAGGTTATGAAACTCATTAAAATACCGAGTTCAGAAAAGGAAACTTTAGATGAACTCTATGGGGACGATACCGTTTTATTTCTTCGTGAAACAGTAACAAGTTTCATGTGGTCATACCAATCGTTTAGGTATACACAACAACACTATCCTAACGAACCAATTCTATCATTTTACGAATTCATTGAACAGTATTACCCCGAAAATTTAGCGTCACCAGAACCTACCGAAGATATTACTCGATACAGTGATTTATTAGTATCAGACCCAATATATAAGCCAAGTCATTACCAACTAGAAGACGGTACACAAGTAAAAGACCACATTGCCAGTTTAACAGCTCACATGTCAGGAGTAAGGGCGTGGGCAACAGGTAATGCTATCAAATACTTGGCTCGTGCTGGTCGTAAAGATGATATGGTTAAGGACTTGAAAAAAGCACAAGAAAATATTCAAATTATTATTGATGATGTCGAAAAGGAGAACAACTAATGAAAATTACAGTAAAAAACAACTATGGTAAAGTAAAGCGAGTTAAGATTGGTCTATCGTGGACATTCCTATTCTTTGGCTTCTTCGTCCCACTATTCCGAGGTGATATTAAAAACTTTATGATTGGATTAGCCATTGATATTTTAGGCGGTCTAGTAAGTATTGGTCTTATTACACTGGTATATCATATTTACATGTTTATCAAGTACAATGATGACTATTTACAAGAATTATACCGACAAGGCTATCACGGACAAGAAAAGGGTGAATTTTAATGACTGAATACAACGTTACAATTAAAGAAATTACAAGCACAACAGCGGGTCAAGGGTTTATGGTTGGTCAAGGAGGTGTTATTTCGATTGAATTCAATCCTACATTGGCCAGTAGTATCACTAATCAATTACCAAAAGGGGATTTTTACCTAATTAAGTTCACAGATGAAAATAAATTCATGTATGTACCTAGCGCTCGATTTAAGGCCACCTTTAATACTTCTGTTATAGTTGAACCAGAACCAATTGAAAGTACGTCAAATAGCCAATTAGAGACAACTAGCGCTATTGAAGAACCAACAAGCCAAAGTGAAAGTACAAGCGAACAATTAACCTTAGATTTAGGAGATAAAAATAATGGATAACAACATAAAAGAAAAAACCACCCAATTAATTGCTAAACTTGTATTATTCTTTTTACTAGTTGCTATCATATCACTACCTATTTGGCTATTTACAATTTTTGGGAATATCATATTTTCAATTCTAGTATTTGCTATTGAGATGGTTGTTTCATTACTTATTATATTAGGAGTGAGTAATTAAGTCCTGTGAAAGGGCTTTTTTTATTGCGTATTTCATGATATAATATTAGTACACAAAATAACCGAATGGAAACGTAATAATGGCATGGGCTATGGACATAATCGTAACAACACTTCACAATTCACATATCTTCGTGGCAATCATATATGCCAGTTTAGTAGACATATTTCTAGGTATCATCAAAGCCATTGTATCTAAATCCTTAAATTCTACTATCAGTGCGTATGGCTTATTAAAACATTGTTTACTTATTTTAATCCCACCACTAACGGTACCAATATTTTTTGCATTGGGATATGGCGACTATTGGAACGTATTCGAGACATTGGTATTATTTACACAAGCACTTAGTTTGGCAGAGAATTGGCTCGCATTAGGATTACCTTTCCCAGAAGCAATAGCCAAGTATTTAGATAACGAGAAAAAAGAACTAGTTAAACAATCAGACGAACCAAAGAAATAGGTTGTATTTTTTTATTTAGTGTGATACAATGGTTATACAAACTTAATTAAAAGGACGAACCAACATGAAATTTACGTATACAGAACACTTGGGATTTGATGAAAACAACCAACCTATCACTAATGAATACAAGTTTTTACGCACCATCAACACCGAGAAAATCTTTAAAGATGAAACTGGTGATGAATTTAACGCCCAATTAGGTGAGGTTGTAAGTCGATTGGCTAGTTTTGAACAAGACCCAACAGACCCTCAAAAAGCCAGTGAAATTACTTCTTTACAGTTTATTGATACCCGCCATGATGTTTTGAAATTCTTGTATGCCCAGACAGTTGATGGCGTATTAGTACAAAACGAAGATACACGCAAAGAATATGAAGAATTAGACTTGCCAGAGGGTGTATTGTTTAATCAATTTCTTGCTAAGCTCACAGGTCAAAAGTAAACATAAGAGTGATGGAGGTGGAGATAAGTATTACTTAATTTATAGGATAATAGCCTTTCTCATGCACCTTAATCAACCACTAAGCGAGATACTAACACTTGACATTAGTGAAGCAAGTGAGATTATCCGCCAATACAATAAATTAACAGCTAGTAAATCAAAATCAAGTAAACCAAAAGGGCTACCAAAGATTGATTATAGCCAACAAAAAAAGCCAAATGATTGATTTCATAAGGCTTTTTATTATTAACTTGGTACACCCGCATTCCACACTGGATTCCCCATTGGGATATAAGTACCCGCCATCAAAGAACCAACCGTGTTACCAGAACCACGAGCAATAATGTTTCCACCAATATCCAACTGAATAATTGAAGCTCCAGTTGATAAGAAAACGTTATTGATTGGTTTGAAAACGTCAGGCAGTACCGTCTTACCCTTTTCTTTACTAATGAAATACGCATCGCTAAGGGTATGGACTACCGCGCTTGTACTAACATCAACTAATTTTCCAAACCGCTTGAAATAGAAATTTACGGCATAAGAATTATAATTTAGTTCAATATAGTAAGCAGAAATATTAATTAAAACCCATTGAGTATTAGAACTAGACGGGAATGTTGTATCACTAACATGCGTTTGAACCGCTTTAAATATTGGGTTAGTTAATTTACCTGTTGTATCTGTACCTAATCTGTTAAATGTAACTAAGTCGCCAATTGAGTATTGAGTGTTGGGTTGCCAAGTTCTTACTGTGCTACCATTCATTTCAGGAGCAACAATAACTGATGTCGTACCAGTCATTTTAAATAATGGGATATTTGCTTTACTATCACCTATTACTAAGTTACCATATGGACTATTAAAGAAACCAACGGTATATTGGTTATTTGTTACCGTGTCGCCATCAATGTTTGATTGAGTAAGGTCTACCATTAACCCTAAATACTGTGTCCCTATCGTAGTACTTGGCGTATATGTCTTTGTGGAAGTTAATTCAAATAATCTCCCCTGAACTAATGCTTTACCCGCCGTAACTTGAACAGCACCTTTAATTAGAGATGGGATTAATCCTGTGATAATTCGGTTACCAATCCCGCTAAAAACGGCTCCGTCAGCACTTGGTGATACATTCATAAAGTCAGCTTGGTATACTAATTCTGTCCTTGCTAATGTCATATTATTACCTTTCTTAAATCAAGTCTTGTAATTTGTATAAGTAAAATTCAAACGGTATAGATGTGCCTGTACCACTTGCTACAGAAACAGTCACAGTATTGGCGTTTAATATGGTTTGAATGGTACTATATACAGAGAGTAAGTTATCCCAATACTTTGAGGCTGGGAAACCTTTATTTAGTAGCGTAAATGTATCAAAGTTATCTAGCGAGTAGCCAATCATATCACTTGAAATTTGAAGGGGCACGTTCGTTTGGCTCGTTGTTAGAGTAGCAGACAACCCATTTGGAGCCGTTAAAGTCACATTTACGGGAGTTGTTTGTGATGGGATATTGATTATAAAACCATTATATCCATCAGTTTTAACCTCGTCTGTGATAATTTGGTAACCATATTTATAGTTGTATTGATAAGTGTATTTTTTAGTCCCACCAGTATAGGGATAAACAGTTGCGCTTGTACGCTGAACTGATGATTGCCACCTACCGGCCAATTCCAATGTTAGTTCGGCTTGTACACCATTTACATAATGGTTTTCTACAAAGTCAATCGTTTTAATCTTGGCTTGTTTACTGAATATCAAATCTTGATTATTGGTATTTGCCACAGAAATTTGGTTAATTGAGTTTTGATTTTTAGCTATCCATTGCGCACGAGCTTGTCTACCATTATCATAATCAGACATAAAAGTCAATACCAACTTAACATCATAAGACGAATACATAAGTGAGATATTAGTTGCTGATGTAAAAATAGAGTTTTCGCTTGGGTTTAAACTATCAAAACCCGACATGTCCAAATACTCAGATCCGACATTACTTGGGTCACTCGAGTAAATAGTTCCCTCGTTATTTTTTAAGTAAATTGTTCTAGTATCTGACATCTCTAGTCTCCAAATGTAATATCATCATTATCCCCAACAATAGCCTGATTAGTCGTGAAATTTATCTCTCTCAATTGGCTCGTCACAATATTATCCTCTAAATTAGCCAGTCTGATGTATTGACCAATGAAAGGACTATCGTTCTGACCAATAAATAGGGGTGCACCATCTAATCTCATAACCATTTGTGAACGAATAGCATAAATACTCGTTTTTAATAGGCTGGTCGCACTCTCCGCCAATTCAGACAGGGTATTGTTCTGAAGACTTGCATAAGCCACACGAGGGGTTGCTCCAATATTAATGATTCCGTTCGTAGGCACTTGGCTTGTTACAACATTGAAGTTTTCATCTAAGTAGGCATAATACCCAAACATAGAGCCATCTTCCAAATAGCCAAATACCATTGATGTCTCACTATCTGCGTTTCGTGATTGTTGAACATACTCCAAAACGTTTGTGGTTTTTAAATCAATAAAATAGTTGGGATTATCAATCGTATTTTTAGCCGAACCAGTAACAGCCACACGAGGACTAGTATCACCAATATAATATGAGAATTGTATATCCCATGCACCGTGTAATCTAGCGATAAAATTCTTAAATATGGTCTCAATCGTACTTTCCGTATTATCAGAGTAGTTTGATGTCTTAGTAATATCGGAAGTGATTGACATAGAACCATTATTTTTTAGATATGGGTTATTGCCGGTTAAGAAATTCCATACACTCATAATAGCATTAGCCAAGTTAACCTGTGGCAAGTAAGAACCTTTTGGTATATACACGTTTTCACTTAAATTCATAATAGGAGCAAAGCGATAGGTTTCATCGTTAATCTTACTCAAAAACATAATCCCAATTGCTTCGTTGGCTGGTCGTGAATAATTAGCGCTAATTACATATCCATTTTCCATATTGGTTGCGTCCATTATAATATCGTTTTGTCGAGGATAGTAGCCAAGTTGGTTGGGTTCTGTTAAAAAGACCACATCAATAAAACGTGTGCCATCTAACTTTAGAACATCATTTTTTATTAAGACATTCATTGTGTAATATTCCCATGTAGCGTCTGTTGAACGTTGCATGATTGTAACAGCTTTTCCAGTCTTTTTCATACTACGATTATATCACATTTTAGACAATAAAAAAAGCACCTTTTTAATTAGTGCTTAATCCAACTCTACGCAATTCACGTTTAATTTGAGGAACAACCGAGTCAGGGTTTGCGCCATTGACATTAATCGTAACTTGATTAGATGTGGTGGATGTAGATGTTCCAGCAGTAGCCAATGAGCCACCAGCCAATCCAATACTTGGTAACGAGATATTACTCATTGAGCCAGTCAATTGGTCTTTTAATTTTTGTGCGTGACTACTAATAAATCCATCTTGGCTTGTCATACCTACGGCAATACCTTGAGGAATAAACTTACCAACCATATCTCTCATCACACGACTTGGCGAATGAATGCCTAACAGAGAACGCATTTTCTTGGGTATCATATCTGTAAGAGCACCAATGGCCGATGTAACCGCTCCCCAAGCACCTCTAATACCTTGTGCGATACCATTGACAATATTAGCACCAATGTCAGTAACATTACCAATAGCTCGACTGATAGCACCGAACACACCAGAGAAGTGACTAGCAATTCTACCAGCTACTCCAGAAACAGCACCGATAATACCAGAGACCATACGCCCAGCAAATCCAATAATACTACGGAATGTATTGGCTATTCCACTACCGACATTACCAAGACCAGAACCCATAATTCTAAATCCGTTAGCAATATCACTAAACACGCCAGATAACGACCCAAATAGTCGAGAACCAAAGTTGATAATACCACCAAATACTCTACTTACCACCCCACCGACAACCCCTAATACGCCATTAAACCCAGCAAATTGTCCCATCAATTGACCGATGAAACCTGCCACAGTAACCAATATAGGAGCCAAGGCTTGAATAACAGAACCAACAAATTGAATTACAGGAGTTAATACCCTAGCTACACCAGCCAAAACATTAAATGCGGTGGTTAATGCTCCCATCACGCCAGATACGAACCCACCTAAGAATGCCCCTAATATTTGGAACACAGGCATAAGGCTTGAGGCAATTACATTGACAATTGGCTGTATAGCATTCCACAAGTTGACAAATGCTGTTAACAATGGTTGTATAGCAGGAGTTACATAACCCAAGAATGTTTGGAACCCAGCTTGTAACGCCGGTAATATGGCTTGTGCTAAGTTAGTCAAAGCGCTAAAGTCCATAGTACCCAATACGCCACTAATAGTCGTTGAAATAGTAGCGAACAATGTTTGAATCTGATTGCCACTACCGACTAAGCTACTAATAACCCCCGATAGTCCAGAAAATGCTTGCGGGATTACTTGACCAATTGCTCCAAACGTCTGTTCTACTACTGTTCCTAATTGGCTAATGATACTACCAATTCCAGTTATTTTTCCCAATGGCGTAGTAATATCTAATGACTTAATACCATTGTTAACCGCCGTTATCATATCAGCAACACCACGAGTCACGGCAGTTTTTGCATTAGCCATAGATGTTCCAATACCGCTCGTACTATCTTGAGCAATTTTAGAAAGTGAAGCAATACCCCCACCACCATTTTTATCAAGGTTAACAAGTGCGTCATTAAATTGAGATACTGAAATCGAACCATCAGATAAGCCAGACTTTAGAGCACCAGTAGTAATGCCCATTTGTTTAGCCATAGCGTTCAAAGTCGGACCCAAACCACTATCAATCATCGAGTTCCATGTTTCAGCGTCAATCTTACCATTAGAGAATGCTTGACTTAATTGGGTAATTGAGTTAGTAACCTGTTCAGTTGTTCCACCAAAACCTAAGATACCATCATTTAATGCTTTGAATACACTAACTGACTGTGGCATATCTCCATTAAGTGAAGATGTTAACAATTGTACACCAGACACAGCGCTATCAAGAGATGTTGGAAGACCGTTAATGGCATTTTTCAGGTTATTCATTTGAGTATTGACAACACTAGTTTTAACCCCCATGTTTTGAAAGTTACGTGTGGCATTGGTCAGAGTATCAATACGAGTGATAGCGCCTTGAACATTATTTGTAATTAATGAAAATGCTTTACCAACAACCGTAGCACCAATTGCACCAATAAAAGAACCTATCGCTACTTTACCAACACCGAGCTTTTGAGTTAAACTGCTGGTCGATTTGCTTGCTTGGTCTAATCCGCCAGTCTTTGCGCTTGATAATTCAGCTTTTAATTTTACTGCTTGACTTTCTGTAAGTTCGATATCTCGAGTAAGTTTTTGAGCCTTAACACTATTTGCGTCAAAACCCTTACTAGCTTGCATACTTGCCAATTGGCTTTTTAAGGACTTACTTTTATTTTGTGTTGCTGTTAATTGGTTCTCTAAAACACTAATATTTTTAGTTAAAATACTAGTATCGCCCGTTAATTTGAAAGCGCTATTTAAGTTACGTGATTGATTAGCCAATGAACGAATATCGCCATTGATTTGCGCAATTGATTTCGTAACAGACCCAACATCTGCCCCAATCTTTAATAAATACGATGAACTAGTAGCCATTTAAAAGCTCCTTTTGATGGATTACCCAGCTAGTGAGTAAAAAAACGTCTTAGAATGCCGTACAGACACTCCTTTATTCTACTTATTATATCATATTTTAGGCAATATAAAAAGCCCTAAACAAATAAATGTCAAGGACTCAATGACTGTTATCCTCCTATAATACCCTTAAAATCAGCGGGCTTTAAAATCTTAGTTTTGTATGTGTCAAATACTGAGGCATTTTTGGTCGTTCTAGTGACAATGAATTGCTTAACAATACCCTCACCAAAATCAAAACCATCAACGTTCAAAGTACGAGAATAAACCTTAGGGTTGATTTCATCTTCGTCTTCATCGTCACTTTCCGTATAGGCACCAGAGGTTACACCATAATAGACTTCTAGTTTCTTAGTAACTGTTCCCTTATCGTCTTGCACGTCCAAAATTCGTTGAACAGAAAACTTAGGATACTTTCCGTTATCAGTAAAGCCTGTTCCACTATCCAAATAACCCATTTGCTTCATTTCATCTGGCGTATATTGTAAGTTGTCTTGTTCGATAGTCAGTGTCTTAGCGTTAAGCAAAGTCATGTGTGTTTGAGAGTCTGCATAAATCTTTTTACTATCTTGGTCAACAGATGGATTAAACTTTTGTACACCAGTTGAATAGCTAACTGCGCCAGTACCATCACCACTCAAACCATAAGTGACCTCTTGCGTACCGTGTGTAATTTGTCGTGTATCGTATGCCATGTTTTTATTATCCTCACGTGAGTTTTATATCTTATGTGTATTATATCATATCATTTAACAGATGTCAAAAATGATTTTCCTAATTGGGTACGATACCGATTGAAAAAACCAGCATGAACTCCGCGCTTATTTTGAACGTTAACAATTTCCATAAACGCTGTTCCCTCTTTTCGATAATCATGAGTGGGATAAACAACCGAGTAATATTTTCCGTGCTCAACAGATACACCACTAACCATTTGCCCTGTTCTACCTTTAGGAGCCATACCGTGCCACACACCTAAAGCCGAGTTAGATTGCGAAGAAGCTTGTTGTGCAGTTTTATCTCGCTTTTCTAAAACTTTGGCAATTGCAAATTTTCGTGCACCATTACCTAATTCAACGAATGAACTAACTTTTTTAACCATCAGAGCACCACTACATCTTTTGTATATTGAACTAGTGTATTAAGGTTTTCATCAATTGCAATTTCAGATACTTGAGTATAACCTAAATCAGCCAACTCTTCTGAATTATCAACCGTGGCATATACATTCAACGTAACCCGCCAATAATGAGGAGTTATGTCTGCGGTTCCTTTAGTAGTAAGATAATTTATAATAGCTGATGTATTATCAATCGTATCTAAATCTGCTTTCTGACCGTACCAACTAACACTAGTAAATTTGTCAGCTAGTTCTGTTTGATATTTGCTTAACTTATTTTTAAAATCAGCCATTAGCGATTACCTCCTGAACCAATTTCTAATTTAATACTATTTATACCACTCTCTTGTTTGTTGAGAATAATATAGCTTTTTCCCTTAATTGTAACGGCATCAAATTCTCCAAAAGTATCAACATTACCGTGAATGACAAGATTATACATTAACCGTTTATTAGTATTGATTTGATACCAGTTTTTAGCGACAATTCTTGGTTGTTCTAATCTGCCATTAACGGTCTTGGTTAGTTCCGTATTACCTAGCTTATTGAATAATTTAGCACTTACAATCCTCATTCTTGCCACCACCTGAAATATTCTTCTAAGTCTGACATTTTAGAGTCATGATATTGCCAAAGGGCGGGAGTTAGAGCATCACCAAAAATACCGATATAAATAACCTCCTTGGCATATTCATATAAGTTCTTATTCGTTGTGTCAATCGTAAGCGTTGGGTTTAATCGTTGTGCTCTATTGATAGCGGAATTTTCTAACTCCTCAATAGTCCCAGACCAATCAGAATATGTGTCATCATCAACGTTTAAATATTTTTGATAATCAAAAGTAGTCATAATAGTCGGTTTCCTTTCCCTAAATTATAACATAAAAAAAAGACTATTTCTAGTCTTAAATTTGATTGTAAATACTATGCTGTAACAGATGCTGACAATGCACGGTTAGCGGCCAACAATGAACCAGCTACATAAGCACGACTTTCAACATATTGTGCGTTTTGTTGGATTACGAATGAGCCAAGTGTTTCAACCCCTGAACCTTGGAAACCAATTAGGTATGAATTAATATCAACAATGACATAAGGGATTTCAACTTTAAGCCCTTCGGCGTCTAATACATCAGTGGGAACCATTGCTTTAGCACCGAATGTGGTTTGCCCTAACAAGATAGCAGCACTCACAGCACCATCACCGCTTGCCAACTTGGCATTAGCTGCGTTTGATAGGAAGATAACCTTTTGAGAACCCTTAACCTTAGCAAAGTCAGAGATGATAGCTTGTCGTAAGTCATCACCAGTATATGTTTTTGGCAATTTTGTACCAGTCACTGTCAATTTATCGCCAACGATTGGATAAACTGCTGTAAATGGTGTTCCGTCTTCGTTAACAACCCCACCACGTAGAATAGCCTGTGCCAAACGTTCGATAACATAAGCCGGTAATTCACGCATTAGCCAATCAACCAAAGCGCCACCCTTTAAGAATGTCATGTGGTCGAGACGTTGCAACTTGTAAATAGCCATAGGAACCAAGTTACGAATTTCGAATTTAGTCTGTTGGACAGTCTTATCTGCCAAACGCTTATGACCCAAAGCTCCAACGGTGTTCTTAGGTTCGATTACAATTGAACCGGCTTCGATATTAAATACAGGCTTGAATTGAGAAAATACAACATCTTCTTCAACCGCTGTTTCAATAGCTGAGATAATTTTAAGCGGTACCAAGTCGGCTTCGTTAACGTCTTGTGTAATTACGCCAGCGTTATCCAACTTTTCGAGCCATTGCTTTTGAAAGTCTTTTCCGTTATTACCTGCTCCAAATGCCAAAGTAGCATAATCAGAAACGGCTTTATTACTCTTCAAATATGATTGTAATTCCATTATAATATTTTCCTCACGTGAGTTTTATAGATTAGTGTTAGTATACCACAATAATTATTATTTGTCAAACTTTTTCAAGATTTTGCCTAGTCGTAGTGCTTGCATGTTATCTGATACACTCAACTTTTTAACAAAACTAACCAACTCATCTACGGACTCTGTTGCGTTGTCAGGTTGTGAGTCATCTGGATTGTCTGGATTATCTTTTGGTTCTTGTGACTTGATGAAATCAGCCAAGTCCTTTTTTACGTCAGAAATTGCGACTAATACGTCTTGAATCGTTGGTTGCTTGTCATCTGTTGGTGTTGCTACGGGTTCTTGGTCTGCCATTGTAATATTCTCCTGTTTAATAATTTCTAGGCTTTGTGTAATAGTTGCTTTTGGGTCTGCTGGTACTGGTGTTACTGACAACTCCAATAAATCAATATCATCAATGTTATTGTTTTCATCAATTTCTCCAACTCCAAATCCAATTGAGACGGATAGGACGCCAGCGTGAATACCATCTAAAATTTGCTGACGATTAGAAACGCTTTCAAAAATACTGCCAGAATAAGCCAAACCCTCATCATCAACCGAAGTCATTGTAGCTTCCCCGATTGGCATGCTAGACCAGTCGTGTGATAAAAGTAATGGTACCTTTTTCCCGATAACTTTTTTACCAGCTTCTTGGGTTACTGTAATCCCAGAACGAGTGCGGGTTAGTGAATTAGCTACGCCCTTAATAATTCCGTCATTCGTTTCCGTCTGTGCTTGTGTTATTAACGTTGCTTGTGTTTTCATTAGCCGTGCTCCCTGTTTGTAATAAGGCATTAACTTCTGGATTGTTAAGTGCCACAGCATTTTTGTTACTAAATATAATCTGACCTAGTCCATCTGGATATGCTTCGAGACCTAAGTTTTCACGCAAATCATCATTGACCGTAGTTCCCGTGTAAAGCGTTTCTTTGGCAAATGTTGTGAAGCTCTCTAATGTGGCAAATTGAACTAAGTCAAGTATAAGTTTGATACGTGAACCAGCAATATATGAATTATAGTCAAATAATTCAGCATTAAGTAGTTCTTCAAATGCCCCCATCAACGGTCTTAATTGACTTGCGTAGAAAGCTCGATACTCTTCTTCGGTATATGAGCCATCAAGTAATTTAGATGATATGTGGAGCTGTTCATAAATTAAAGCACGTAAATCAGCCAATGCGGTGCCGTCTGGATTGGTAAGGTTAGCGTGGTCTTTCGTACTTTCGTTGGTGTTAGTTAAGAATGAGCCGAATCGTTTAATCTGATTATTTACTGCCGTCAATCGTGGGTTACTTTTATTTTGAAAATCGACTGATTGGTTCTCATAACCATTAACGTTTTCATTTTCTTTTCTAACGTCATTAGCTTTGATAGAACTTTGGATTTCAAGAACGTTTGAACTCTGTTTCGTACTTAAAATATCAATCAAGTTAGCATATTTGTCTAACAGTGTACTTGGTCGTTGCAACTTTAACTGTGGATATTCATAAACCTTAAAACCTTGCTTATCAGGTTGTGTCGAATAAATCTCAATACTTGTTGGAGCTTTAGCATTAGGAGCAAAGTAAACCTTATAATAAACTCTGCCAAATTTTAACAGGCCAAAAGCAAACTCATACATCATCTGATTGGCTGTTTGATTGTCACTTGGTTTTAAATTAAGTAAATAGTCTAATCGTTGATTGTTGCTAACGTTTTTTAGGACAAACTTGCCTTTTGTAAATTCACGAGCAATAAACTTGACAACTTCCTGGTGAATATCTAACTCAAAGCTCTGACCGTCTGCGTCTAAGTAAATATAGTTATTTGTACCATTGCTTGACAACGGTGTAACTGCGTTAGGTGTTAAGAAATTACTTACCAACGCACTAAAATCAAAAGCCATAGCATGCCCTTTCAAAAATGTATTATCTTTAACGCTAATTATATCACAAAAAAATGAAGTTATCAACCCCATTCAAATAAATTATCATTCAAATCATCTAACTGTGCTCGATATGCCATAATGAACGCCCAAACTGGATCTATTTTATCTGCGGACTTCTGTTTGTTAGGATATACTTGCCCAGCCCCATCAACCTTAACGTTAACGTTATTTAGAGACCACAACATAAGAGTATCTAGTAATTGAGCATTATTTTCCGCTATCTTACCTTTGATTAGTTGAGTAGGTTCGCTGACTACATTCGTTATTGGTCGATACGGCTTGTATTTATCTGCCCCAAATTCATCTGTAATGAGCTTAATAAATTCTTTGGCATAATAAGAATCACCCCCCATACCTACAACTTGTAAACCATTACTATAAATGTAATCTTGTAACCACTCAAATATTTCTTTGCTATCTATGTTTCCGCCGTCTTGTAACGTCAACTCATCATTAGCAATAAAGTTGGCATAGTGTAAACGTTGTTCCTTGTTAGTATGTTCTGTCATGGTAATTTTAGGAAGCCAAGCATGTGACTTAACCTTAATTTTTCCATCACTCTCCCAAAAAATAGCCACAGAGGATAAATCGTTTTTAGCTGACAAGTCCCAACCAACATAAACCTGATTATCAAAATAAAAGTCGTGGGGTGCGATTGCTCGTTCTAACTCTTGGGTTGTGAATAATGAGTTGTATTGGCTTTGTGGAATATTAAACGACTTAGCTAAAAACTCAGCTTGTGCTACTGGATTGCCTTTTGTTTTCATAAAGTTTTCATAGGTAATTTGAGGGTCACTAATCGACTTAACAAATGGCATAGCTTTTTCGTACATTGTAATATCTGTGCTCTCTTGTAAATCGTCTAATTGGTAAATCATTGGGAATGTACTATAATCTTCGATTTCGCCATCAAGTATTCTCTCCCAACGTTTAAAATAACTATCAAAAACACTATCACGAGTTACGCCATTAGTTGAAATATAAACCGTGGTAAATCCAGTCCCCTTGCGTTTTGGAGCCGAACTCTTTCTAATGTTTTCAATAACGTTGGTTGTGTAGCTATGAAATTCATCAAAAATAGCCATACGAACATTGACACCATCAGCGGTTTTGTTATCCATTGCCTTGATTTCAATTTGACTATTGGTAGGAGTCCAGCGGATTTTACCTTGAATTGGTTGTATCAAGTCCATTTTTTTAAAGTCATATAATGGGCTTCTATCATCACTAACCATATCCGTTGCCGTTCTAAACGTGTTCTGTGATTGGTTGACAGAGTTACTCATGACCAATACATCTTGACCGCGGTGACTATCTACTATCATAACAGCCAATGCAAGACCAGCCATAAACGTAGACTTACCAGAACCCGCACCAATTATCAAACCTAAATCAGTAATAACCGGTCGTCCATCTTCATACTCAAAACCTAATAACTCAATCCAGAATTTTTGCTCAATTTCGAGTTTCATCTTTGAACCGGTATCGCCTTTTTGTAAATAGAGGCTGTTTTCCATGAAAGATATTAAGCGCTTGGGGTATCGCTCATTGTAGTTATAATGTGATAGATAATAGGGTACTCGATCTAATGCTTTAATAACCCATTGTGACATTGGTTTTCCATCTCGATATAACTTTAAATATTCATAATACCAGTACATACTCAATTCTCCGTATCTTCAAATATTTCACGAGCCTTTTTCTTAATATCATCTGCGGTACTATCTGAACTAGCCAATTTCAACTGCTCTAGCTTTTCCTGTGTAATTGGGTCGAAGTATTGAGGATAAACACGCTCAAAGAATGACAGACTAGCTTTTAAGTCTTGTTGTTTGGTGGTTATCTTCTCACGGTTTAGAATACGTTCACCAGTAGTATCATCAACATCAAAATATTGTTCGGTCGTCACATTACTAGTCTGTAAAAAGCCAAGAAATAAATCTAAAATTTCGCTTGGTACTTGGCTTGATTGAAAACTATCTCCAGCGAATAGCTTTTTTTTAATTTGTCCCATATTGGTTATTACCTCAATTTAATAGTTATAAAATCTACTTGATTGGTGTAGCGGTATAAATTTACTACTTGGCTTTTTGAGCATTGCAAACGTCTTTAGGCTCTCTTGCTTGCTTGTGTGCCTCATCATGCCTCGGAAAACGTTATATTTATAATTCATTTGGTCGAGAATGTCAGGGTTTTCGATATATTGCTCATCATAGTTTGCTTCAAGTGCGTAAATGTCTGCGTTAGACAATAGGTCTTGATAATGCTTGACCGTCTGATACATACTTGAACAATCAGTGATGTAAACTAGCTTTTCGTTAGTATCTTTTTCAACAATCACAAACCCATGATTTTCAATGTCGTGAGGGACTAAGAATGCTTGAATAGTAAAATCTTCGGTTTCAAATGTTCCTCGGTTAGTGTGAAAATATAAACCCTTATACTTACCAAATAGTCGATTGATACCGCTTTGATTCAAGTGGTCTCCATGTTCGTGCGTGATGAAATACTCGTGTGGTAATTCTAAGTTATTTTTTTCTAATAGGTTATGCCACTTGGAGTATGATAAGCCAAAGTCAAGGGCGATATTCTCATGTTTACCCTGAACAATTGAAGCATTACCTGATGAACCTGTGGCTAGTACGTATAATTTCATGATTATCTTCTCTTATCTAATTTTAATAAAAAAACCAGCCATATGAGGGCTAGTTTAAGTATAACACGTTTAGCCTAATTCTGGCACATAGTAATAGTTTTCTCCAGCTTGTTGACGGATAAATGTAATGTCATCACCCTTTTTCAATTCAGAGAAGTCTTTAATATTAAATGCTGCGAGTAATGCCTTGCGCTTGTTTGCCATTGGATACATCTTTTTATTTTTTGGGTCGTATACAGAGAATCCACGAACTACGGTAAACACTGACTTGTCCTTTAATTCAACCAATACAGCAACCTTAAAATCGTTAGTAACTACTTCTACAATCTTACCAGCGATAATACCCTTTTCTGGCTTGCTTGCTTCAGGGAATGGCTTATCAACACTCCAACCACTGATTTGCTTACCATCTTTAGTCTTGCGTGAGAACTCATAAATCTCAACTGCACCAAGTTTAGTTAGCTTATCACTCAATTCATCAGCATTCTTAACTCCAAATTGTGCCAAGTGGTCAGCGATATAATCAGGATTTCCCCACTTTACTTCTACGATTTCTTTTTCAACTTCAAAATACATCTGAATACTTTTGTCATCTGCATTTAGAAATACGAAATTTGCTTTTGTCATTGTTACACTTCCTTGTCTTTTTAATATGCTTTAATTATATCACATTGTGTTACATTGTCAAGCATTTTTAAACCAATCTTTTATTTTCTTGTTTGCTAAGTCAATATAGAACTCGTAATCAATATCATCAACGTTGTAATTAGCCAAATCATCATTTACAACTGTCATCTTTTCGGGAGCGTCACTGAATTTAGCAATGGCACCATTAACACGCTCTTTGAATAACGATACTCCGTTTAAACTGGCATATACACGGTTTACTTTGTTATCAAGTGGCTTACCGTTTTCATCAACTGTCCTACCTGTTTGGGTTTTACCTTTTTGACTAACTAGGGTATATGTGAAGTCGCTTAATTTACCTTTTAATGCTGTTACGGCTGGATCTGTTTTGTCAAGTAGATAATTGAGAACCATTTTATCAATAATTATCGCACCTGACTTGGCTAGTTTATTGACATGGACTGATTGACCAACTGTTCCCCCTTTGGTTTTAATATGGTCATGTTCATCTACTGCAACATAGTTATTGACGTCTCGCTGAATGAAACGTTTGAAATTTGTAACTTCTAATTCTAGTTTGAACTCGTCTTCCCAAGTAGTACGTAACTTATCTAACATGGATTGTGTGGTAGTAGAAAATGGCTTAAATGCAATACCATCTGTGTTTGTTTGAATAATAGTTCCATAATCAGCCAATCGACTAGCCAAGTTATACAAAGCAACCATACCAGAAACATTGACAGCAATTGCACTATGTGGATTAAATAGCTTAGATGTCTGTAATCGTAAAGCGCCATAGACGGCATTAACGACAATCTTTTGAGCACCAGCCACAGCAAGCCCTTTTTTCTTATTCTCTAAGCGTTCCTCAACCAGTTTTTTATACTTATCTGTTTTAGAGCCTAATAAGTTATCTCGAATGATGATATTAGGGAACATACTTGCTACGTCCCACTGTTGTACACCAGTCTCATCTACTGGAAAATATCGCACTCGCTGTTTGCCTGTTTTCGTTAAATAAATCTCTCCAGTAGCAGAATGTAAACCACCCCAACCCCATGTAAAGACTTGTCCGAATGCCGAAGTAACCTCGTTAGCCCATTCATTAGCCTTTAGCTTCTGACGAATGGATGGCGTGTCTCCCTTACTAACTCGAGGGCTTGCTTCAAGTGCGTTATTTAAAAACTCATCTACTTTTTCAGGTACGCCATATATCTTTGGCTTATCTGGTGTAAATTTATTGAGTTTATCATTCCCCATCAAATAATGAGCTGAAATAGTTGTATTAGAATATCGGTGCATGTTTTCTGTCCCATATTCATCAACTAGCATATCCTTACCCTCAAAATATGTTGCTCGGGTATTATATAAATCAAGTTCTGCTTTCAAGTCCTGATGATTATATTTGACAACTTCCATAATCTGTGATTTGGTAAATTCCCCATCATAATCAAACGGTATAGAACTCTCCTCAACGGATAGACCAGCCATAGCTTCGTACTTCTTAACGGAAAAGCCGAGTGGTAATGTTTCACTCAAATCGTATGACCACCAATCAAACTGCTGTCTTGGTCGCTTTCCTGAAACAATAACGTCCGACTTCATTTTGATATATTCGGTTGGGCGTTTTTGTAAGATGTCATCAATCAGGAAATCATCATAATTGTGCGAATTAAAACCAATTATTCCATTCAATTTCTCATAAATTGGTCGGGTCGGATAAGCATTGATAAAAATAGTCCCATACTCGCTGTCAATCTGTTCGGCTTGTAAATTTGGCGCATTGACTATATAAAATGCCTGACCTGAAAAATTGATAAAACCAGCCATATTCATCTTTTTAAAAACTTCAATATCGTAAATAGTTTGCATTTCTTGTCCTCCTTTTAAATAACTCCAATGTATCACATGTATCTCTTGCTGTCAAATAATTAGCCTGGATTACGTGTAGCATGTTCATATTCAGATGGCTCTTCACTTGCAAAATCAATTGTTGATTTATCCCATTTATCGACTAAAGGCTTCACTAACTCATAAGGCATACCGTTTTTGACGACCATTGTATAAATTAGTTTTCGATAACTTGTTGAACGCCCCCCATCTTCAAACGGAGCAACCTTTTTGAGATAATTGACAATGTTATGCTTTTTATAAACCTTTTGTTTTTTTGAATGGTTCTTAATTGGCACAGGTCTATTCATCAACTCGTGTAATTTAACAATCTTATCGGGTAAATCATAAAGCTGTTCGATAAATGGACGAGCCAAGTCAAGATTTTGGAACAGATATGAACCGTTAATTCTGATTGGCATAACTTGGCTTGAAATCTCGACACCCTCTAAAAGGCTCTTATCGCCTGTCTGTTGAATTTTAATGTTTGGCTTATAAAATATATGCAAGTTGTCTGAAAGTGGCTTATACGCAAAAACAGAGGGGTCTGCGTTCGTTATGAAGTCAAAATAGTTTTCTCGTCCATCATAGTCGCCGTGGTCAGTATCTAAATCAACCCAAATAAAATCGTTATTGGGAAGCAGTCCTAAATCGTTACCACTTTCAACCCATTTTGTCAACTCGGCTTCGTTTTTAAATCTAAAGTCACTCCAATTTTTGCTAAATGGGTGTTTAGCGCCTTTTTCATAGGGCAAAACTTGATAACCTTGTCGATAAAAATACAAGCCAACATTAAGCGTATCACTTGACATAAAAAGCACCTCCGTTATTGCTTGGGTGGTAGCCATATCCCATCATAAGTTCTTTAATTGCGCTTGATGTTGTTCTACCAGCCAATGTTCGTACTGCTTTATGAATGAACGTCTGTAAAATCATATCATTGTCACGTAAACGATTAGAATTTTCATTGACCATATTAGCTATCGTATCGTATGAGCCATATTTATAATCATCATCAGCCAAGTAGTTTATTACATCATTTTTATCTAACTCTAACAGATTATCGGGTACTTGCTTATTCAAAATCGTTTCTAATGCCATTTGAGTATCACTAACATTACTGTGACGCTTTACAATTTCCGAACGTTGTTTATCTAAATCAGTTCCCGCCTTAATTGTCGCATTAAAGGGATTATTTTTGTTGTCTTGTAGGAATGTAAACCACAATACCTCAAACAGCTTATTACTTCCTTGCAAATTATCAAAGTAAAAGTCTTGACCATGCTTACGTGCCAATTCGGGGCTCATATCTACACCAAACTCAATTGGCATTTCTCGTCGGTCGCCAGTAGTATCTGTAAAAATGTAATGGCGGTTAGTAGTGGCCACAAATACTGCTTTGTTACGTAAGATGTCAGCATATTGAGCATAGGGACGTCTAACTTGGAATAATGGCATACTGATAGCACTCTTAATCTCATCTACAACGCTTTTCAACTGTGAACCAGCCTTATCATCAGCATTAGCGATTAACGTACTAGCCAAGGCGATTTGTGTGTCCTTGTTTGATACGTCACCATAAAAGTCAAACATCTTAGAGAACGATATGCCATTGAAAAACGCTGATTTACCAATTCCTTGTGCGCCAAATACCGTGTATCGTTGTGGAACTGGGCTATATAGTGAGTTAGAGCCTTTAAACGTTTGATTGTGAAGAATTGAACCAAGTAGTGACTTTAACCAGAAAATAGAGTACTCATTCTGTGGCGCTTTTAACCATTCGAACATCACTTTTTCATAAATCGTGTGGTCATAATATCCGTTCTCGTTAATCGTAGCTAGTATCTTGTCAAATTCAGTGATAGTGTTGGCTTGTGCGGTTTCTTCGAGTACATCTTTCACGATAGCTTGTTTTGCTGTACTATACCCATTTTGTTGCAAGAACATCAGAACAGCCATAACATTACGCTTATCTAATTCGCCAGATAGAACGGTGAAGTTTTCGTTTAAAGTGAACTCGCTTGTAATTTCGATACGTCCATTATCAGAGTTATAAGCCAAAATGTCTGCGAAGTTTGGAATACTCATGATAGCCGTCTTAATTGCCAGTTCTGATGAGTTCTCGAATTCGTCATACGCTCTTGAAACCGCTTCCTCATTGAGTTTGAATGCAATATTAGTCATCTGATTTGCCATGTTAGGCCTCCTTTAGTTTGTATCACAATCATAAGGCTTAGTTTTCTTTTTGTCAATACGTTTGTTTTTTGTCATTTTAGCTGTTTATATTTGCCAAGTTAGATAAACGTAGATACGCCAAGGGGTTAGGTGGTATTTTTAGCATTTTATATTAAATATTGAAAATTAGAGTTTTTGAATTTTCCCTAAACCCTTATGAGCCAAGGGGTTAAGTGGTGTGTAATATATAATATATAATATATATAACATTATCTATATATACTATACCTATATACACTAGGCCCCTTACGTCTATATATGTGTGTGGGAGTCAGTGCAAAAAAACCATTTTGGCTTGTTAGTTGTGTTACTTCCTTTAATGTGATATACTTGGCTTATGGAAAAATTGACTTTTAAAATCGAGACTAGACTTATCAATTGGAATGAGGTTGCACAAATGGCTTATTCGAAAGATAGCACTAAATACTCTCGAACTAAAAAACGACAACAGACATTTATTAAGCATGAAATCATGAACCAATTGGCTGATATACACAACTACTTTGGCGAGAACAAAACTAGTGTTACGTATGAATGGCACACATCAACCAAATTTGATTTAGGCAACATGTCAGCGGGAGAGAAGTTTATCGCTGATAGTATCAATGATTTAAAAATCTGGTCTGATGATAGATATATTCATAAAATATCTCATATCAGAGTAGAGGACGAGGAAAACTACGTCTTAGTAACAATTAAGGGGGCTAAAAACAAAAATGGTTAATGAACAGTGGAGTGATATTAAGGGCTACGAGGGTTATTATCGAATTTCTAATACTGGTAAAATTTACAGCATTAAAAGTAACATTATGCTCAAGCAATCTAATTCAAATAAGGGCTATCACTCTGTAAAATTACAACGTAACGGAATTAAAAAGACGTATCGTGTACATCGGCTAGTTGCTATGACTTTTATTCCAAATCCAACTGGCTTGTTAGAGGTCAACCACATAGACGAAGATAAATCAAACAATTTAGTTACTAATTTAGAGTGGATGAGTCATACGGATAACGTTAATTATGGTACTAGAAATTCTCGTGCTAGCGATAGTTTAAAAATAGCAAATGCTCGACCAATCGTGGCAATTTTTAAAAACGGTGTCACAAAAACATATGGGAGTGCCAGCCAATGTGCCAAATTGTTGGGTTTAAGTGCTGGTAATATTAATTCAGTTATTAGAGGAACCCGAAACCATACTCATGGAATTAGGTTTCAAGAATTATGATAACAAGGAAACCAGACCTAACTAAGAAACTTTACAAAACAAAAAAATGGCGATGGATAAGCCAGATGGTAATTGACAGAGAGCATAACACTTGTCAATACTGTCACAAACCAATTGAGAATACGTTTAACATTCACCATATTGAGGTTGCAACTTTGGCTAATTTCTACGACATGGATAATCTAATGTTACTACACGTTGAATGTCACCAATTAATGACCCGTTCAAAGAAGATTAAACGCGATGAGAGCGAATTATACACGGTATCTCTAACAGAACATGGCAATTTAGTTGACTTTGATAAATAGGTGTGGTATATTATTTACATAGCCAGTCAGTAGTCGTTAAATATAAGCTGTACTTATAAATTAGTTTCATGCTGATTGGTTTAGGTCGTTTCGCCGAACGGCTGGTACATAAATTAGTTATTGACATGGCCAATCCAAAGTGCTATACTAATTATAGGCATTTCCTTGCCTCCTCCTTTAAATTTACGGTGCCTATGTCTCCGGGATAGGTTAAATGCAAGCGTTTAGGACAGCCACAGTCGACTTTAGAACCATTCCAACACGGATAGGTTCTTTTTTTATGCTGTCAAATAATGAATGTTGAAAAGCCACTTTAAATATGTCAATCGTTTAGCATATAAATTTACATGTGTCAATCGGTTGTCATATTGTGATACATGATTTGATACTTTTGAAAAATTGGGCATAAATTTAAAACGCC